AAGCAGAAACCCCTGCCGAGGATGAACCACAGGAGACAACAGTGGACGAAGTAACAACACCAGTTGCAGATGAAGTAACAGCAGCCGCTGTTGTTCACGCTGCAGCACCAGTGGCTTACACTAAGCCTCGATCACCAATTAAGACTCAAGCACATTTCCTAGAGCATTCAATCAAGGCTCAACGCGGAAACCATGAAAGTGCAGAATGGATTGCACACGCAAAGGCCGAGGATGCAAAACATCTAACAGCTGCTGATGATTCCTTTACAACCAACCCAGCATTTAAGCCAATTCAGTATGTATCACAGGTAGTAGACAACCAGATTGGCGCTCGTGGCGCGATTGATGCAATCGGTACACGTTCACTTCCAAACGCTGGTATGACCGTATCCATTCCAAAGATCACCACATCAGGATCAGTGGCTGAAACTGCAGAAGGTGCTGGCCCGTCAGAAACTGGCATTGTGTCATCTTATGTTGATGCAACTGTAAAGGCTTACAAGGGACTACAGCGTTATTCTGTCGAGCTCTTCGATAGGGCAGATCCGAGCTTTTATGCAAGTATGCTCGAAAATATGAGACGGGTTTACGCTCAAGCAACAGAAGCTGCAGTAATTGCAGAATTAACATCAGGTGGAACACAGGCAACTGCAACTGCCGCAGATGTTGATGGCATTGTGTCATTCGTTAAAACCGAAACCCCGGCTGCATACCTTGCGACTGGCGAATTGGCCACACGTTACATTGCTGGCACATCCCAATGGGGTCTGCTAATTGGCGCGCAGGATTCAAGCAAGCGACCAATTTTCAGCGCATCACAGCCACAGAACGCAGCTGGCGCAGTTGGTACACAGTCACTACGCGGAAACGTAATGGGCCTAGACCTTTATGTATCCAACAAGGCTGTTTCAACATCCATCGATGAATCAGCATTTATTGTTGTTCCATCATCTGTTGCTATCTACGAAAGCCCAGTCCTACAGCTTTCGACAAACGTTGTTACAACTGGCGAAATTGAAACAATGCTTTATGGCTACCTAGCCGTAAAGGTTGTTACAGCCGGTGGAGTACGTCGCTTTAACCTGACCTAAGTCAGAGTTAGTTAGAAGTGTGGGGGGTGCGGCCCTGTGCCCCCCACACACTCACAAGAATTGGATTGAGACATGGCACTAATTACACTAAGCGAGTTAAAAGCCGTACTTGGTATTGGTGACATCTACGCTGATGCAATTGTGCAGGCCGTTGCAGATAGCGCCGAAAACATAATCCTTTCTTATTTAACTTTTGATGATGTGTCTATTAAAGGCGTATCACTTACAAGTAATGTGGCTCGCTTTTATTGCTACGACAACACTTTTGTAGTTGGTCAAGCATTAACAGTTAGCAAGTGTGGCGCACCTTTTGATGGATCGCGCACTGTGACGACAGTAGGCCAAGAGGATGGCGTTACATTCTTTGAGGCTGCCATTACAAACGCAAACATAACCAAGCGCCATGTCATACCTAATGGGCGAGCAGTATTAACCAGCCAAGCCACTCTGTATGACACCACGCCAGAAGTCAGAGAAGCTGCTATGGCCGTTGCCTGTGACATCTGGATTACACGTACTGGCACACTTGGCCAGCAAGGTGTGGACTTCCAATCCCCAGCGCCTTACCGTTTAGGTCGCTCAATGCTTACCCGAGTATCTGGATTACTAGGTAAGCACCTAGATACCAGAGGCTACATTGGCTGATCTAGCGACTTACCGTGATGCACTCGCCGCAACTCTTGCAGCTGCCGGGCGAGTAGTTTACGCATACCCAAATGAAAACATTACCCCGCCAGCAATTGTGCTTGTGCCGGGATCGCCTTACATAACAGTAAGTGCCATTGGTGGCGCTCGTTGCAATGTTCGCTTTGACATCACAGTCATTGTCAATGCAGCGGACAACCGGGCTGCTTTGAAAAATTTGGAAACTTTAATTTTTAGTGTCACCGACCTACTAGCCAATAACATTTCGTTTTTGGGTGGATGGTCACAACCCACAGTCCAGCAAATCGGAAACTCCGACATGCTTATCAGCCAACTCAACATAGAGATGGTCACAACCAACTAGAAAGGCAAGTCATGCCAGCAACATACATAACTGGTCGGAATCTGACTTTGAGCATCAACTCTGTGTCATACGCTGACCAAGCATCAACAGTTACACTAGAGCGCGAAAACAACCAGCAGGTACTTGAAGTCCTATCGGGTCGCGCTTACAAGACCGTTGATAAGACCGCCACACTAAACGTAGAACTTTACTTAGACGATACTTCAAGCGCGGGTATTATTTCGGCACTTTGGGATGCAGCAAACACTGCACCAGATACATCATTGGCATTTTCATTTGATGTAAACGGTGACACATTTACTGGCAATGTATTTCCAGTATTTCCGACAGTCGGTGGCGCAGCTACTGACGTACTAACTACCAGCCTTAGCTTTGTTGTTGAGGATGGAACAGTCGCAAGAGCCTAAGGAAAAGGAACAGGGCAACCATTATGAAATACAACGTAACAACACAACAGGGCAATAACTACATAGTGAGTGATGATAACGCTTGGTTATGGATCGAGATTGAAAGAGAACTCGGTTACACAGTTAGCCAAGCGGCAGAAAAGATGAGCCAAGGCTCTTTGGACGTAATAAGTTGCATGCTTTATAAAGCCGCCAAGGCTCAAGGGCATACAAAATTACCAAGCCAACAGGCATGGGTCACCAATGAGTTTGAAACCTTTGAGGTGGTCGATGAAAGCCCAAAAGAGAACTCGCTGACGGACTCGTCAGAATAGCAGTTGTCACCGGCATCCCGTTGTCTGATCTGTACCAATGGTCACTCGCAGACATAAACACAGCACTTACGCTGATACAAGAAAGGAATGGACATCATGGCTGAAAGGCAAACGATTAAATTCCAACCTAACCAAAGTGATTTGCGTGGTTTGTATGCAGCGTTTCGCAAAATGGATGACAACAGCAAATTGGCTTTGAAAGATGATGTGACATCTATTAGTCAATGGTCTGCAACGGAAATGCAATCTAGTTACAACTTAAACCCATTTCCAGCCCAAGCCCAAAAGGTGGCAGCTACAATCAGAGCAAATAAAGACAAAATACCAAATGTCACAATTGGTGGAAGCAAAGGCCGATTTAGTGGCGGGGCAGTTTCAGGTCAGGTATTACATGGTTCAGAATTTGGTGGACCAACACCTTTTGCTAATGGTGGTAGCCGTTTTCCAGCTAGATCACCAAGACAAGGCCGTGGCAACGAGGGCTATGGCATCTTTAAGGTATTAAAGCAAATACAACCAGAATTGGTAAGGCGTTGGAAACAAGCCGTTGATACGCATGTGATTAAGGTATGGGATCAAGTTGGCTGATGTAAGAACACTTAAACTAAACCTACTTGCTGATGTAAGTGATTTTGGCCGGGGCATCGCTGCTGCAGATGCAGACACAAACAAACTTGAAAGCAACCTAAAGCGCAATGGCAAAAAGATGGCTAAGTCTATTGGCGCAGTCACATTAGCCGTTGGTGCATTAGCAATTGCACTTGGTGTAGATGCAGTTAAGGCTGCCGCCGAGGATGAACGCAGTAGCCGAATTTTAGAGGAGCAGCTACGCAAAACGGTTGGCGCAAATGATGAAATGGTTGCCAGCGTTGAGGCCTACATTGACAAGACTCAATTGCGTGTCGGTGTTCAAGATGATAAATTGCGGCCAAGTTTTGCTCGGTTGTTGCGATCAACCGAGGATGTAGACGATGCACAAAGATTATTAAATCTTGCCCTAGACATTAGCGTTGCCACTGGCAAGGATTTAGAACCAGTTACAGCTGCATTAGGTAAAGCGTATGATGGCAACAACGCATCGCTTGGTCGTTTAGGACTTGGTTTAGATGCAACAGTATTAAAAAGTGGCGATACAAATGCAATTATGGATACACTTACGAAAACTTTTGGTGGATTTGCTGATAAAGAATCCAAGACATTTGAGGGTCAGTTACGCATTGTAAACATTCGCTTAGACGAAACAAAAGAGGCAATTGGTACAAAGTTACTACCAGTTTTGGGAACTTTATTAACCACTGTTAATGATGTGGCTAAAGGGTTTAGCGGTGAAGATCCAGAGGGATTGAGCAACCGCGCTCGTGAATTAGCTGGAAACTTTGAGGGAAATGGCGCAAATAGTTTAGGTGGATCTCTTAGAGCAGTGGCAGATGCTTTCAAGGCATTGTTTGAGGAAATAACCAGTGGAGATGCAGCCAACGGTGCAAGCACATTGGAAAGACTTGCCAGCGCAATGGAAACTTTTGCAGCTGCAATTGAAAGCATCACAAAAGCCTATGAGGGCTACATGAAGTTTTACGACAAAGTACCTGAACCACTTAAAGATTTTATGAATCCATTTAAGCGTTTAGGTGGATACGTCAGGGCTGTTGGTAGTCGAGCTGCCGGTGGTCCAGTCATGGGTGATGGCGCTTACCGTGTTGGTGAATTTGGTCCAGAGTTATTTGTTCCAAATGGCCAATCTGGCTCAATCCGTCCAGACAGTGGCGCTAGCGGTGGAGTAACCATAATTATGAATGGTGTCATTGATGGTGAGTCTGCTCGCCGTAGCATTGAGCGCCTACTACAAGACTCCTCAAGGCGCACAGGGGCAGTAAATCTAGTCGGGGCTACATTGTGACCACCTACGACCCGTACCCAACTGTGACCTTTGCAGGGGCTACAACTTACGCTGACCAGACCATCTCATCTATCTCAATCCGCATGGGTCGTAATGATGTGACCACACAGCCACAGCCCGGCTTTGCCTCAATAAGCCTTTGGACAGATGCAGACACGCCTTTAGCCGTTGCCTTGAGTCAGTCGGTGTCAATCTCAATTGACAAGGGAACATCAGGCACACAAGAAATCTTTGCTGGCATTATTTCTGATATTGACATTAGCCTGCAGGCTTATGGATCAGATGGCTCAATAGCCATTTACACCATTACAGCCGTTGGCCCTTTGTCGCAGCTTAACCGTCACTTGGTCGGCGGTAGCAACTATGCCAAAGAGTTTGACGGTACAAGAATCCTAAACATTCTTAGTGAAGCCTTTTTACAATCGTGGTCTGATGTTGGGGCAACTATTACTTGGGATGGTTTGCCTACCGAAACAACTTGGGCTAGTTATGATGCAACTAATGTGGCTTTGGTTGATAACCTAACTGCCAATGTTGATGTGCCGGGTGTTTATGAATTGATGGCTTACTCCGATGGCGAGGCTGATGCTTATACTCTTGCCATCAATGCAGCCAATTCTGGCCGCGGTGTGCTTTGGGAAGGTGGCGATGGTGATCTGCATTATGACGATTACGCCAGCCGAGCCAGCGCAAGCCCATTAACTCTCACAGCTGATGACATTCTTGCCCAAGGCTTACGCACACAAGCCCAATGGGGCGAAATCGTCAATGATGTGAATGTGACATACCGGGCAGGCACAGAGAATGCGCGTGATGAAAATTCAATTATTCAGTATGGCCAGTTGTCTGGAACTCGCACCACTCAACTACACAACAGCGCAGATGCCTTAAGCCAAGCACAAGACTTTTTAGAATCTAGGGCTTACCCAAGAATGTACCCAGAAACAATCACAATCCCTTTACACTCACCTACCGTTACAGATGCCACTAGGGATGCCCTCGCCGCCGTTTACAACGGGCTAAGAGTAAACACCAGCGCATTGCCAGCAGTCTTTGGAACTACCTTTGACGGCTTTGTAGAGGGCTACACATGGAACTTGACCAGATACACCGCCGAACTTGCCCTGACCTGCTCGGCATACTCTGAAACTTATTTGAGTATTATCTGGGATCAAATACCACCAACCACAACTTGGGCAGGCTATACTCCAAGTACACAAGAATGGGATGATCTATAATGGCAACCACCACGAATTACTCATGGTCCACTCCTGATAATACATCGTATGTTAAGGATGGGGCCCAAAGTATCAGAACTCTGGGCAGCTCTGTTGATACAAGTATGTTTGCGGCATTGAGCAACAAGCCTGCTATGGGGTTATTGCTGAATACAACATCATTTACAAACGTAACAAGCGTTACAGTAGACAATGTTTTTAGCACAAGTTATGACAACTATTTAATCAATTATTCATGGGATCGTGTAAGTGGATCGCCAACAAGACAATATTTTGAAATGCTTAAAAATAGTGATGGCTTAGCACTTGCGGCTACATATCGAAATGGTCAGCAATCAATTATTAACAATGGCATAGGTTTGGTCAATTTATCTGGTACAACTGCAAATTATGGCATAATCGGAATTGCTGACAATGATACAAATTCTTGGACATTACAAGTTAAAAATCCACAATCAGGTACAACAAATACAAACGTAAGTTATGATGGCGGTTGTGGAAGTTACCGAACAAATGGCACAACCTATGTTCCCAACGGAGCAACAAAATTAAGAGGAATAAGACTATATCCTGATACAGGCAATGTGACAGGAACAGTCAGAGTTTACGGATTTAGGAATTCATAATGAGCGATGTTGAATTAGTTTTCATTGTAGATGTTCAAACAGGTAAGGAAACTTATCGTGCAATTAATGAATTAGAAATTGAACACCGCAATTTGGTGCAATCTGAAACACAAGCAAAGCAAACCGAACAAGAAGCGTTGGCAAAGTCAAGAGCATCGGCAGTAGCCAAACTTAAAAAACTTGGACTAACTGACAAGGAAATTGCAGCTCTGTAATGTCATTCCTTACTTGGTTTGCACATAGCCCAATTGCCTCATTTGTAAAGGTATTTGGCGCAGGTGTGCTTGGTTGGTTGCTTGTAAATGCAGACACTTTAGGCATTCACCCGGCACTAACTATTGGCCTTGTATCAGCATTACCGATTATCATCAACTGGCTTAATCCAGAGTATGACAACTATGGCAGGGCCAACCTAGATGAAGCCGATTAGATTAGGCATTGTTACATTTCCATACGGGGCTAAATACCGAAATGGCACACTTCACAAGGGCATTGATTACAGAGCATCAGTAGGCACATCTGTTTACGCAGCTGTGGGTGGCACAGTTGTACACGCTGGCAAACACATCTACAAAAAGGGCTGGGGCTTTGCCTTTGGTTTACATGTCATAGTTGATAACAACCGCTTTCCAGACGGCACAGCAGGTCTGTGGGCTGGCTACTGCCATCTATCCAAGGTCGGCGTACAAGTCGGCCAGCGCATTGCCAAGGGCGATTATGTCGGGCTTTCTGGGAATACAGGTCGAAGCACTGCGCCACACTTACATTTCCAAATTTTGTCACAGCGTACTTGGAATCCAACTAAGCACAAGAATCCCCAAAAGTGGATAGACGCATGAGCCAATACATCAGCCGTAAGTCAGACGAATTATCCAAAATACCTACACAGACAATCAAGCCTGATGTATGGAACACACTTGAGGTTGATGGCCTTTATTCGGTTATACCTAATGCTGACTCCGTTGCCGGGGCTTTATTTGCTGCCTACCTAAATATCAAAACACCTAAAATTGGTGGGGCTACCGAGCTTGTAATCAGATGGACTAGAGATCCTAAAGGACTTAGAGACTCAACTGGATACCAGACAATAAGACTTATTAAAGGCGGGACTACCTTTGTAAAGGATGTCTGGCTATTCCAATCAACTAAAGGCCAGCCAGTTTCATTCATGCTTAAGGCCAATGGCAAGGCCGTAATAACTACAAGGGAAATTAAGTTGGCCATCTCATGACACAGTTAATCAATGCCGGGCAACTGGCAGCAGCTCTTATTGCGATCCTGACCCTTGTAGGAATGCTAGTTAAATGGGGCATAGTTAAACCCATAAAAGCCTACATAGACACTATGACTTATGCCATCCAGCCCTATGCCAATGGCGGAAAATCCTTACCAGACTTGATAAATAAGGTTGATGCACTACATCTTGTGGTCCAAAACCACATAGACACAAGCCACAACACGCCAGTATTCTCAAAGTGCTTGTGCGAGTCCTGTATCACGTGCTAAAACTATTTATGTAAGCGCCAAGGCTTACAACTAAGAATAGGAAATCAGGGCATGTTAAACACATACAAAATCTATGACACTATTTTTGTGGCATCAGATACGCATGACATTGTAATAATTGAGCAAAACATCAATAACAACTGGGACGTATTTGTTCCCGTTACAGATAACTACATTGCAAACGACCTAGACACATTCGATGCAGCTGAGGGTACAGCCTTTCAGTGGTTGAGTCAGGTGTCAGCATGAACACAATAGTTGTAATTATGTACTGCGCCGTGTTGTTTGGCTTAGGTGTATTCACAGGGATCTACATAGAGGCTCAACACAGATTGCGACTTAGAGCCAAATTTCGTGCGATGCACGGACCAACTATTGAGCAACAAATGTGGAATGACGGGTGGAGACTCTAATGGCATTTGACATCAGCAATTATGTAACTGTTGCAGAGCGCGTTGCCATGTTCTATGAAAAGTACCCAGAGGGTTCAATCCAGTTTGAGTTTATGGGTGTAATGGACGGCGATCCACTAAAGATGTGGGGAGTTGCCAGAGCCTATAGAACATCTGATGATCCACTTCCGGGCATTGGAACTGCATCTGAACTTATTGTGGGCAAGAGTCCATACACCAATGGATCAGAGCTGCAGAATTTAGAGACAGCCTGTTGGGGTCGTGCATGTGCCAGCCTAAACATTGGAACATCTAAGGGCCTTAGCACCAAAGAGGAGATCATGGGCAGCCGAGAGCGCCAAGCGCCCGGACCAGCTAAGCCAAGAGAGGTACAGGTGGTGCAAGAGCCACCCAGTGACCCCATGGAAGCCGACCCATGGCTATCTGTACCAGCCATGGATGAGGGCATAGATCAAGATGAGTCATTAGTGCCTGTGTGTTTACATGGTGCAATGAATCGCCGTAGTGGCATCAGTAAGAAAACAGGTAAACCTTACGCTGGCTACTTCTGTGACAATGAGCCACAGTGTGATCCAAAGTTTGATCGCTCATGAGCGTCACATATTTGGATTATCCAAAACGATCTAAGTTGTATGCATCTGGTATGAGTGCGGCAATAGCAATGGCCTTAGATCATTTGTATGAGGATGAGGATAGCCCCTATGTGTATAAAAATACTCATAAAGGCATAAAGCATTGTATAGAGATTCTTGAAATGCTAGAGGGTTATTTTCAAGAGCAACAGGAATTAGGATGGCCAGATTATGACGAATCCTGAACACAGCCAGCATTGCCATTGTGTCTGCACTGACTTACACAACCTACAAGCTGCAATTGAGGAAGCCCGGGCAATCCATTACAGGCATGAACACAAACAGACTTTGTGCTTAGTTTGCAACACGCTTGATGAAAACTGTGACAACTGCCGTTACCTAAAAGATTGCATTGTGTGTGCAGAGGAATGGCCTTGTGACACATTTATAGCATTGGACTATGAAGCATGAGCCGCTGGGAACTTGAATTCCATACAACCTTGATGACTTTAATTAGGATTACAAGGAATCTAAGAAGCATGGACTGTGAGCATTGTGCAGACCTACTTACACAGGCTTACAGGTGCATGGCAAGTGAAACACAAGACATTAGAGATAGGGCTAATGATGGACAATAAAGACGCAATGTTTGTATCAATACTAAAGAAACTTTATGGGGCTTATGAGGCTTTGCCTTATTTTGCAGAGAGTTGCAGCGTTTGCCTTGAGACATTACATCCAACTGACATAGGTGTAGACCCATACACCGAAACACGTACATGGATGACTAGCTGCTGTGGTGAAGTACAGACCTATGAGCAGAAATTAGCACCAAAGATTTGAACAAAAAACTAGCCAGTAGATGGAGTGGTTCTTGATCCCTCGTCCGGTCTACTGGCTAGTACACACATTATAAGCACATAACTGACACAAATGTCTAGGTAAGACTCAAACTACTGGCTGCCTTATCAGCTGCTAAACCGCCGTTAGATGGCGTGTCTTGGTATGCCTGATTGAGCATACAAAATGCAGAAATGCGAGCCTGACTACCAGTATTAAAACCGAACTGCCTTAATACATAACAAAACGGTAACAGGCACATGGCGCAGTTGGCTTATTCGTAGTGGATAAGTCCCTTTACAAGCGAAACTTATACGGTGACGGGTGTGAATGGCTCGCTAAGAGCCATTCCTGCTCACTTACCAGTTCTGGGTGTGAATCACTCTTAAACTTAATTACATGACATCTAGACAAGACAAATGGGTACAAGTCAGACAAGCTGAATTACTCAAGTATGTGAATGGAGTAGAGATGTTAAGTAAAGACCACACACAATTACAACAAGATTTCAATGATGCCAAACAGATAGCCGGGATGATTGATAGGACATGGAAAGAAAGGCTGGATCAACTTATGGACGTAATTATTGATACACATCCATCAGTCAATGTGCATTACCGTAACGGCATGATGGCCGCTTACAACATCATGCAAGGGCTAGAGGACTGAAATGCTTGACGTGAATTCCCCAAAGGGTCAAGAATCACTGGAACATGAGCTGAGAGCCGTCCAGTTATGGAATCACCATTACAGCGACTACACCTATGTACACACGCCTAAGAATGGGCCAGCATTAGTTGATGCAGTCATTTGTGACAACGATTGCAACGTGGTTGGAGTAGTAGAGCAGAAATCTCGAAACATGAGCCTTGAGCAGCTGCAGAACTGGGACAATGAATGGCTCATAACTTACGACAAGATTGAAGCCGGGCGATACGTAGCCAACTCATTAGGTGTCCCATTTATAGGCTTTTTATACTTAATCCCAGATGATTTGTTAATTACTAAACAACTATCAAATGCTAATGGCGAATGGACTTGTGACTTTAGGACAGCAGTAACTGAGACACAAGAGACAATCAATGGTGGCAAAATAGTCAGAGAGAATGCTTTTATTGATCTCACAGGGGCAAAGCACATAAGGCAGAATTAATGACAATACTTGCAGGGCTGACACATAACGGGAAAGTCTACTTAGGGGCTGACCGGGCTATGTCAGATAGTAATTTCATTAGTCCATTAGCCAAGCCTAAGATTCGCAAAGTAGGGCCGTACATCATTGGGTACAGTGGCTCATTGGGTACAGGGCAACTAACAACCTTTGCTACATACCCAGATGTAAACACACATAACTTAGAGCATTGGATGCGTATGTCATTTTGTGGCGCATTACAAAGAGCAGCTGATGAATACAAGATAGACATAAACAATGATGACAATGGGGCTGACTTACTTGTAGGCATACAGGGCAGACTCTTTGAGATAAGCACTGTTGATTGGTCAGTAGGTGAGTACAACATGATTGCTACTGGTTCAGGCTTTCCATTTGCTATGGGATCACTACATACAACACGCTTTACAGATGATCCACAATGGCGCATTAGAGAAGCTGTAGGTGCGGCTATTAAGTACAGCCCATCATGCGTAGGGCCTATAGATGTATTGGTCGCATGAGTAAGGCACATGCCAGAGGTACAGACACACAGTGGCGTAACCTACGAAAAGCCTGCTTTCAAGTATGGGGTAAGACATGCATGTATTGCGGAGACCGGGCAACCGAGGTAGATCACATTATTGAAGTAGCCCGAGGTGGCACTAACACCATTGATAACCTACAACCTTTATGCAAGCCCTGTCACATGGCCAAGACTGTTGCGTTTAACACAGTGCGCCAGAGCCCCTCAAACAGCCCTAGGGCTGGATGGCATAAGTCATAGTGTCTATGTAGGCTTTTATGGGTTTAACTATGCCCCATTTAACTAGCATTCCTACAAGGGTAAGGATCGCAATAAGAGCTGCTGCCAGTTGCCCGG